TAATAACACAGACTGGAAAGCCGTCTACCTCTGCTGATGGGTACATCAATGAATTGATCGCAGAACGCCTTACAGGGCAATCTGAGCCGTTTCACGTTACTGATTGGATGCTGCGCGGCAATGAGATTGAGCCAGAGGCTAGGGAGTCCTACGAGTTTATATCTGGCAATGATGTAATAGAGACTGGCTTTATTCTCGACACTAGCTGGGAGTTTGGCTGCTCGCCTGATGGGTTGATCCAAGAAAAGGGTGGATTAGAAATAAAGTGCCCTGCACCTAAGACTATGGTCAGCTATCTCAGAGACCCGCAGGTCGGTGTTAAGAAATACTGGCAGCAAATCCAAGGCTGTATGTGGATAACTAAACGTGATTGGTGGGACTTCTTTGCCTACCATCCAGAAATGCCGCACGTTCTAGTGCGTGTAGAACGCGATGATGACTATATCGCAAAACTATCTGCTGAGGTCGATAAGGCTGTAGCGGAAATACTAAACCAAGTGGAGAAGTTAAAATGAAAGTAGGAATCGGATTAAACATTAATTTAAGCAAGCTGGATAAGTCGCGTTTTGTTACGGGAAAAAACGGAACTTATGCTGATCTAACCGTATTCGTTGATGTTCACGAAAAAGACCAGTATGGCAACAATGGCGGCATCAAGATGGCCTTAAAAGAGGGTGAGACAAAAGAAAACACGCAGTTAGATTTTGTTGGCAATTCTAAGGTTTTCTGGGTTGATGGTCAGGCAGCAGCACCTGCAAAGCAGGCCGATATGAGCATTGAACAGCTCGATGAAGACATCCCGTTCTAGGTAAAAAAGCCCCCTTACGGCACAAGTGCTTTCAGGGGGCAAACTACCATAGGAGAATGCAGGACCGGGGGAGCAGCCCTACCTTCCAAGGATAACACAGGAATACTGATTATGACTAATGCAGGACAGTGCTTAATAACCGCCCAGGAGCTAAATAACATCAATTCTAGCCGCCTGGCCGCTTTAATGAACGTAAGCCGCCAGAGAGTGTTTCAATGGCGTAAGCAGGAAAACATGAAGCTGCACACTGTGCAGGGATTATGTAAGATATTTGACTTGACGCTGGATCAGTTTTGCCAGCTAAAAGGAGAATAAAATAAAACCCCCATTGCGGGGGCTTTACAGTAAGCCGGGGAAAGGCTTATACTTCTTGTGCGAAGAAGAAGAAAGGCAAGTTTACCATACTGTCCGATACAGTACACTAGGTCTCCCTTTCTTTTTCTCTCAAGTGTTCGGGTGTGTGGCGTGGGAATTAATAACCCATGATCGAGAGTGACCCCTCTATCAGCACCTCCTAATCGGTTTGACTGCCGAGCAGGAAATAACGACGGCCAGGACGGCGTGATTCTAAATACGAGCACAAATTAGTCACTGAGTCGCTTTGCCCTCAGATTCAAAAATCTACTTTGCTAAGTAGAAAGGGTTATATCGTCTTGCAAATAATAAGAAAAAAAGTAAATATAAAGAAACATTTATTAAATACTGGGCGAGGCTTGCCGAGCCATAGGAGTGAGAGATGAGCGGTAAAGGAAGTAAACAGCGACCAACCAATAAAGGTGAGTTTGACAAAAACTTTGACAATATTTTCGGAAACAAAGATACTAAGGTTTCTAAACCAACGGGGAAGTGCGATGAAAAAGTTAAGCGAAAAACAGTTATTAAATGAAGTTAAGGAAAAGTTTGAGTACCGTGACGGCAGCTTGTACTGGCGCGAAGGGAATGGCCGAAAGTCTGGCAAGTTAATAGGCGGCGGAAAAGGTTTGTACAAGGTTTGCGCTGTAAACACAATTCCCTATTATCAACACAGACTTATTTTTTTATATCACCACGGGTACATGCCTAAGTACTTGGACCACATCAACAACGACCGGTATGATAACCGTATTGAAAATTTACGCGCTGTGTCTGCGCGGGAAAACCAGCACAACAGGTCGATCAATAAAAACAGCAAAAGTGGCGTAAAGGGTGTCAGTTGGCGCTCGCAGCCAGGCAAGTGGGTGGCGCAGGTGCGCTGCGATTGGAAACATTATTATTGCGGGATGCACGATAATATAGAAGATGCGGAGCAGGCCATCAAGGAAATGCGGGAAAAATTACACGGCAAATTTGCTAATCACGGGTAGGGGGGAACCATGCTATTAAACACTAAAGAAGACTGGCAGCCAGATGAGGCTGACACTATCGCTTGGCAGAGATCGTATCCTGCCGTCAATGTTCACCAAGAGCTCATGGCAATGGAGTCCTGGTGCGACGCGAATCCAACTAAACGCAAAACAAAGCAGGGTATTAAACGCTTTGTTAACTCTTGGCTAGCCAGGGCGCAGAACCAGGGCGGCTCTCCGATGGCCAAGAAGGCTGGCAAGAATGAAAGCATAAGGGCCAAGTCTATCGACATGCAGATGACTGATATTAGTTGGCTGGATACAGATGCGCAATTGTCGATGAAGCAGTATTATCTCGACAAGTTTGGATTTTATTACGATGGGGAGCTGAAGAATGCCTGATAAGCGATTAGAGCCCAGGTCGTCTGGCAAACATCCAAGGAAGTACAAGTTTATTGGAACCCATGACAACCTGGTGACCGGCAAGCTATACACGTTGCGCGAGATATCAATACTGACTGGCATCAAGAATAAGACAATGCACTCCAGGATGGTAGGCAGGGCTGAGGTTGACGACAAGCAGATAAGGGAGGTTGCCGACGCATTTGGCGGTATTGGTAAGTCGAAAGCCAGCCTGTGTGATCGCCTGGAGACTAGCACGATGAAGCTGTCGGACAAGTTTTTGAGGGTGAAGTTATGAGCCAGGGAGACCACGTAAAAATATCGCACGCAACTGAAGTGGAAAGAAAGGTTCCGCACCTCATTAAGCGCCTGCAGGACTGGGATTACTCCATCCCTTTATCAATCAAGCTGGAGCCGTGGGTGGATACCAGGACGCTGGACCAGAACGCATTATTTCACAAGTGGTGCCGGGAGCTCAGTGACAAGTTTATAACGAAAATTCCTGACGCTACGCCAGATGGCGTTAAGTGGATGATGAAGCATAAGTTTCTGGTGACCAAAACAATTAAGGTTGGGCAGACTACTTTAAAGGACCAGATACAAAGCACCGCAAGCCTGAAGAAAGGAGAGATGTGTTTTTTCATGGACCAGGTATACGCCTGGGCGATTGAGAAAGGTGTTTATTTATCTTTACCAGAGTACAATGAGTACACTGAATTAAAGCGAAAGCAGGAAAAATAGAATGTCCAAATTAAGCGCCAGTAAGTTAATCAGTTTTGCAGCAACTGAACGCCAGGCCGAGATATGCCAGGCTGTTATAAATCACGGAAGCAACAACAAAGCAGCGAAAGCCCTGGGGCTGGATCGGCGCACCGTAGATAGGACGTTGAGAGCTATTGAGGGCAGGGCTGCTAGTAAGGCGGTGGCACCGCATCGCAGTGTAGACAATGAGACTATGGAGGGCTTTGAGGCGAAGCGAGTTTCAACCGCTTTCAACTCAGAGGGTGATATAGCCCTGCAGTGGATAATCCAAGAGCCATTGAAGCGCAGCCTGCAAGAGAAGGTTGAGGCGATGATGGAGGGCATGAAGGATGACCTGGCTGGATTTAAGAAGCCGGTTAAAGCCCCAAAGAAAGTTAATGCCGACTATCTTGCCACCTATATCGTAGGTGACCACCACTACGGGATGCTAGCTGATGCTGCTACCAAGCTGGACAACGACGACTGGGATATCAAGATAGCGACCAAGGTTCTTATTGACGCTGTTGATAGGCTGTTAGTCAGAGTAGGTGACTGTGAGACCGCGATACTATTAAACGTGGGTGACTTTTTCCACGCCGACTCAAGCAAAAACGAGACCACCGCTGGGACCAGGGTAGATGTAGATACTCGGATCGGCAAGACGTTTAAGCTGGCCGGTAGGCTGTTCCAGATGTTAATCGACAAGATGCTGACGGTTCACAAGAATGTCATAGTGGTAAATGTGCGGGGCAACCATGACAGCGATATGGCCTGTCATCTATCTAGCTGCCTGGAGATTCTGTATCAGAAAGAGCCCAGGGTAAACGTGCTAGAAAACTACTCAAAGTTTTTGCATTACGAGTGGGGCAATAATATGTGGGTCTACCACCACGGGGACCGGATAAAGCCAGAGCAGATACTGCAGACGGTTATTAAGAACCTGGACAACGAGTGGTCATCGCATAAGAATAGGTACTGTCTCCTGGGGCATATCCACCATCATGTCAGCAGGGAGTATGGCAGTATGCAATTCTCCTGGTTCGGTAGTCTGACTTCCACAGACCAATGGCACTCAGATTCGGGATTTGGATCAGAGCGCA